GTCATATTCAAGGACCAACCCCGATGGCTTTCCATCGCCACTATTGCCATGCCCTTGCGTATGCAAATTGCTGTCCGGTCGTCGCCGTATCGGGCTGGATCGCAACCGATTTGCACTAGCCAGTCAGGGTTCACTTGAATCGGCTGCACCAGGTAGCCAAGGGCCCGGTCACCCCAAACACTTGATACGGAACGGCTGGGCCATTTTCCCAGGATCTGAACTTCAAATAACGGGCTTTCAGGCTCGTAATATCGGCCTTCCCAAACAAACGCCGTAGGGGGCATTTCTTCGCCTGCTTCGACTGGTCGGCATTCTTCATGTACTCGGGTGTTGACGGTGGAGCGGTTGATTGCCCCGGGAATTTGCTCAAAGCCTGAAACTACGTTGGGGTGGTCAAGGGCGCTCATCTCAAGCACCGTATGCTGGCCTGACTGCTCGGCCAAATACGCTGGGCAACTAGAATCGTAGGGGTTAAATATCGCAAGGAAAAAATGACCCTTGCGGCCGAGTTCAACCATCGTTTTGGCACGCTCCCAATACTCAATTGGGATGCCTGCCGCTTCGTCAAAAACTATTAGCATGTTGCTGAGGTGCCGTCCCTGAAATGCGTCAGGCTTGTTGGCGGTCAATCCGTGAATCCAGTGGTCTGCTGCCGATTCCAAACGGTTGGCCTTCGGAAGCCAATTAGGGTCATCGTGTTTTATTTTTCGTAGTTCTCGGAAAAGTAAATCCCTTACTTGCACCAGAACCGGCGCCGTGCAAAGGCAGATTCCGGGGTTGTGCCGGTCGTAGAACCAGGCTGCTGCAACCGCTGAAACGAACGTTTTGCCCACGCTGTGCGCTGCCCGGACCAATACCGAATACGGTGGCGCGACAAGCGCCCGTAGAATTGCCTCTTGCTGCGGGGTAAGCGCCAAGCCGCGCTGGTGCGCATATTCAACCGGGCAATCAGGGATTTTTACCCTTGTAGCCGATAGCCTTCTGTTTGTTTTCTTGGCCCGCCTCAACAACTCGAGTAGGTCCATTGGCCCGCATCACCTCAACCTCTTTTTTCAATAGCGCCATTTCTGCCCGTTCATTGATTTTGGCAAAGTGCTGCGGGAATCTTCGTTCTAGCATCCATGCCGCCGCCATCCAGGTATGCCGGGAAGCCTGCTGGATAGTCTCAAGGTTTGCCCGGATAAACTCGGCCTCGGCCTCCGCCATGCGCTTTTTAAGCTCTAGATGCAATGGGGTGTTGCTTTCTGATCGGCGCCATTTGTACAAGGTCAGCCTGTCAATGCCTGCTGTTCTTGCGGCCACCTCGTAAGGGCAACCCAGCTCGATTGCCTTGCAAATTGCGTTTATTGCTACTTTTGTGAGCTTGGTTGGGGGTTTTCTTTTCTTCATTGTTAGTTCTTGTCCTCCCCGTCTTTTTTCCACTCCCGCAAGAATTTTTCAATAATTACTCGGTCATATCCGCAGATATTCATATACTGTTCGGCCCACCAATGGCAATCAATTGTCCGTTTGCCTTCAAGTTCTAAACGATCAAGAACGCCAACCATTATAGCGAAAACTACTAGAACAAATTGCGGTTGGCTCGGAATGCTGCTGAGCCGAATCAATTCTAATCGGTGCTTCAAGTCGCTCGGTGCAATTTTGAATAGCTCCGCCAGCTGGTCTTGAATTTCCTGGTAGTGCTCAATCACCGTCAGCTGCCAAACTCATTGGGCTCGTCCTCGTCGCAAATCTGCACCAGTTCAAGGCAAACATGACTGAGGACGTCACAAGCGCCGATAGCATCCTTGTCCGTGCCGTTTTCGATGATTTTTGTCAGCCTTTCCATGCAAAGGGTCAATGCCGCTTGGATTTCAAACCCGCTGAAATTAACCGCCATTTTTCAGCCTCCTACTTGCCAACCTGGTTGTCGCCTAACGGGGCCACGTTTATAGCTGCCGCCCCCTCTAATAATAGCAAGCGTAGCGTTTCAACCGCCTCGGCGTGGAAAAGGATCGCCGCCACGTTGGCCCGCTGGTAGTCGCCCTCAACATATGCGCAGTGGGCCTCGTTTAACCAGTCCCAAGAACCGGCGTCGGCGTTTGGTGGATAGGGTGCTGGCATAGGTTAATGGCTCCGGGATTTTGTGGCGGTGGATTTGTGTCGGCTGTGCGGGTTGGCTCTTAGGAAACGCCCCTGCCGTATCATTCTACGGCCAATTGATGCCCTATTGCTGTATGTTCTTAATGCCGAAGAACCATGATAGCCCCACCAGTAGAATCGCCCTTTTGACGGCGCCAAAACCATAGAATTCATAACCGCTCTAGGTACTCTCGGATAAGTGTATCTGCCGGAAGTGTTTTGCCTCGAAGGGTTAATAAGAACCATTGTCAGGTCGCCTTTTTGGGTTAGATAGGTCCGGGTGGCGCCAACCGATAGCCTTCCCCCAATAACGGCCCGGCTCACTCCACCAGCAACCCCGCCAACTGGCCTGAAATTAATTCCGGCAATCCAGCTTGAGGATGCCTTGTAATCAATTCCGTCTGAATACGTTGGCGCCTCACCGGGCAAAGGCCTTGCGTTTGGCCTTGCTGCTGGCGCCGATGGTGCTGGCAACCCTGCCCAATTTGGCCTAAATCCCGGAGCGCCAGGCTGCATGGCTGGCACTGCCGGCGGTGGCGCTGGCGCTGGTTGAAAACCCTGTGCAGTGGGTTGATTCAAGCCTTTCAGCCGTTGCCCTAACCGTGTAAGCGCCTGGCCCGCCGTCACCAACAAACCGCCAACGGTTGCCGCTGCGCCGGTGAACACGGCCCGGAAAAAACTCAAAAAACTTCCAACCGTTGGTATCAAATTACCACGTATCCTAGGTGCCCGCTGACCTGAATTGCTCCGCCTAAATTGATGTTCAAGGCCTCGCCGCTTGCTGTTTCAAACAACCCGAAAAACCCGTTGGGGCCCAATGCGGTGCCGCTGGCGGATATTCCACCGTTTGCCGCAAGGCTCATGGCGCCGGTAAGGTCGGTTGATGCGGATTGAAATTTGGCGGTTACCGCCCCGCTGGCAATCATGCCGTAGTTTATTACCCTGATTTTCCGGCCCACAACCGCCGCAACAAGGGCCCCCTGCCCGCTGGTCGCTGTGTCTATTTTTACGAACGGCATGATAATTCTCCCTTTGAAGGGTAAATGATCACCCGATAATTGAAACCGTTACATAGCCGTTTTGCGCTGGTTCCTCGATCAATCGCACCGTTATTTCACGAATAAACTTGCAGGAATCGTCAATCAGGTAGCCGGATTGAACCAGGAAATCCATAATCGGCTTCGGCACATTGTCCAAGTCTCGATCGGGCCGAAAACCCTTCCCGGGAATTACCTCGATTAGAATTTTAACCTTTTTTTCCGGTGGTTTTTTTGGCTTTGCACCCTGCTGGGCCTCGGCAATTGTCGCCTCAACAATCCATTTTCGGTAATTGGCCGATTTAATCACCCTGCCCCTTGCCACTCGCCAAATCCCGTTTACGCTGGGCGGAACGGGCAAATCAAGCTGGGCAATCAAATGCCGCATAGGATCGCCCAGCTGGTGGTAATCGTCCAGGGGCCCACAAATTCAACCCGGGTGTTGTTGTGGCCCGGGCTGCTCCAAATCCAGTATTTCCCCACGTGGAAACCTCCGCAAGAAATCACAGTCCCGCCGTTTGCGCGGTAATGCCTTTTTTTTCCGCTGCCTGCCTCAACTCTTTAAGTGCTGCAAAAAACCGATAAGCAATTACCTGGTGAGATTTAACGCCAACAAGGTCGGCGATTTCCCTAAAGGTCAATCCGTTTAGTCGGTGTCTCACCACGATTTGATGGGCGTCGCTTATGTAGCTCAATAAAATATGAACTAAATTGCAATTTTCGTAATCGATTGCCGAACACCTAATTTCTGGCGCCGCTAGATCCATTGTGGTTTCGTCCTCGCTAAGAAAATTGGATTGTAATTTAATTGCTTTTTTCCTGTTTTGACTGCGAAAAAGTTCCTGCCTCTTAAATCGCATGCCTTGGTAAGCGTATGAAGCAAAAAGCCCTTGTTGGCAATCGTAAGTTCGGGCACTATAAAAGACCGCCAACAATAATTCTGACCAATATTCATCATAAGTCAACCAAGGGGGCTGTTGGTTTTTTCGGGCAAAATAGCCAACAAAGCCCATGTTCTCAACAACAAGTTTTTCAATTTCTGCATCTGTGGGCTTCACCATTTGCAATGTTCCCTATCGGTATCGTCTACGATTTTTTGCAACCGGTCAATTTCGCCCAACAGCTGGTAAAAATAAACCCTTAAAAGCTCGTTGGCGCATGCGTCAATTGATGGCCGCATTGCCGCTATAAATTCATGGCTAAGCGGTTTTTGCATGGTTGCCGGGGTGGGGCTGGTGTCAATTGTTTTTTTTTCTAACCGCAACTCCCAACCGTTGAAAAGAAACTCGGGCCCCACCGTTTCGTAGTCGTCGGGCCTGCTGGTAAATGCTTCCTTCACCCCATATATATCGGGCCCGCAAAACCGCAGGACTACAACCGAAGCACCGTGAAGGTGATGGCCTTTTTTGTCAATTCGGGCCTTGGCGTTGATTGTCTGGGTTTTCATGCGCTCATCCTAAAAAGCCCCGGGAAGGGGGGACGCCTTCCCGGGTGGTGGGTGGGAAGCCTGGGGCAATCAACGGCGCCGGATAGTCGCAAACCACAATCCGCCGGGCCCCTGGGCCACGCCTTGATCGACAATTACGCCAGCTGACCGGCAACAATTTGCCAATGCCTGGGCTGGGGTGGCGCCACAGCCCACGCCCTCGAAGCCGCCAGCCGGATTTCCGCAATGGCCAAGGCGGTTTCGGCGTGCTTGGAAATTCGCTGAATCTTGCGCCGTTGTCACCGTGGTAGTGGTAGTGGTCACCTTTTGGGAGAAAGTCGATTTTTGGTGCCTAAATGGCCCGGCAAATGCCGTGCTGGTGGTGGCGCCGAACACAACCGACGCCGCCAAAAACAAAAAAGAGGTTTTCAAG